GAACAATATCATTGGTTATATACACAAATTATAGATGCAGATAGAGATGATGTGGATTTTCATATATCAACATATAAAGACAATCCATTTTTAGAACAATCAACAATAGCAGAAATAGAAAGATTAAAAGAAGTAGATGAAAATTTATACAGGGTCTTTGGCGAAGGGCAACGTGGGGTAGCTACAGAAACCATTTTCCCTGTATTTAATATAGTAGATGATATTCCTGAAAATGCTAAAGAGATTGCATTAGGATTAGACTTTGGATTCTCAGCAGACCCAACATCATTAGTAAAAGTATATAAGCACGATTTAGATTTATATATTGATGAACTAATCTATGAGAAAGGATTAACCAATCAAGATATAGCACATAAGATTAAGCAATTAGGAATAGATAGAAGTATTGAAATATATGCTGATAGTGCAGAACCTAAATCAATAGAAGAGATTTACAGAATGGGTGGCATTAATATAAAACCTGCTAAGAAAGGTGCAGACAGTATTCGTATTGGAATAGACGTTCTAAAAAGACACAAGCTAAATATAACCAAACGTAGTGTTAATGCAATTAAAGAATTTAGGAATTATAAGTGGATAAAGAACAAAAATAGTGAAATAACAAACAAGCCAATAGATGCTTTTAACCATGCAATCGATAGTGTCCGTTACGTTGCATTAAATAAGTTAATGGTGTCTTATTCTGGCAAGTATTATATAGCGTAAAAACAAATAGTAACATTTTATATTTATTAGTAATGAAAGAGGTTAAATTAACAATACCTGATAATTGGTCTGACATAACAATAGACACTTATCAAAAGTATGTGAAAATACAAGAGGGCAAAGGAACTGAAAAAAACAAAGTTATTAAGAGCTTGGCTCTATTATGTAACACCACACCCTTTGTAGTTAAGAAAATGGCTTACAGCGATTTATTAGAGATTATGTCTATAATAAAAAAGATGATAGATACTGAGCCAAAAGAAGAAGATTTTAAAAAGGTATTTAAATTTAACAATACAGAATATGGCTTTGTGCCTAACCTTAGTAAGTTAAGCACAGGAGAATATATTGATTTAGAAGCATACTGTAAAAATCCTATAGAGAATCTTCATATTATTATGAGCATACTATATAGGGTAGTTACTTTTAAACGTGGAGAACGCTATGCTATAGAAAGTTATGATCCAGACCAATTCAAAGAAGAACTCTTTAAAGAATGTCCTATGAATATAGCATTGAGTTCGCTAGGTTTTTTTTTGACTTTAGGAAGCGTATTGGCGAAGACTTCGCAGCGTTATTTGAAAGCACAGGAAAAGAGAGTGCAAAAGGCGTAAGTATGCAAAGCAAATGGGGATGGTATAATGTCCTCTATAGCTTATCTAATTCAATACTAGACATAGAGAAGATTACACAGTTACCTATATTAGAGGTGCTGACTTATTTGGCTTTTAGTCAAGATTATAATAATAAACAACGCAGTAACTATGATAACTTTTAGAAACGTAGTAGGATATTTAGAAACAATAGCAACTAAGCATTATATGTTAAGTAGCTTTCATTCAGGAATGATGGATGAAGTAGATATAAATAAATTAGGTGCTTCAGATTATGCTATATTATATGCAGAGCCAGGTCAAGCAGTTATAGATCAAGGTGTATTGACATATAACTTTACTATATATGTTATGGATATGATAAATGATGAGATAGATGAAACTACTGGAATTACAGCAACAGGTACAAGAAGTAAAGAAAGAGTAGGCAGATTAGATACTTATTCTGAAACACTACAAATACTACAAGATGTTTTAAATGAATTTAAACATAGCTTAGTTACTGCATCTTGGGTAGATGGAGAAGTAGTATTAAATCTTCCTGTAACAGCAGACCCTTTTACAGCACGTTTTAATAACCTTTTGACAGGATGGTCTGCTAATTTAAGCGTTCAAGTAAATAATACTAACAATCTGTGTATTGCACCAATAGCACCTAATTCATAATGGAATTTAAAAATACCATACAATCATTACAAAAACTTGGTGGCAATGTCGTTAAGGAAGGACGTGGTATTCTTAAACAAAAGAAAAAAACTACAAGTCCTAATACTCTTTATAATGATTTTGATTATTTAGTAACTGCATCTAAGGATTCTGTTACATTAGAATTTGAGTTCGGTGGTGCTGATGATTATTGGCAATTTGTAGATGAAGGTGTAAAAGGTGCAGGTGGATTTAAAGGTTCAGGTAGAGCAAGAGGACAAGGCAGTCCATTTAAGTATTCTACTAAAATGCCACCTAGAAGATTTATAGATAAATGGATAGTTAGTAAACCATTAAGAGCAGGAAGGGATAAGTCAGGCAGGTTTATAGCTAGAAAGAGTTTAGCGTTCTTAATACAGCGTTCTATATTTCAAAGAGGACTTGAAAGAACACAGTTTTTTAGTAAACCATTTACACAACAATTAAAAAAACAAACAGACAATATAGTAAAATCTTTTGCTGATGATTTAGAATTAGCATTAGAGCAAACATTAAAAGATTAAAATATGAGTTTATCCTTTTTTCAAGAACCTGTAAATGCAACTTCTAAAGTTCCTGTTATTACTAATTGGACACCTGCTATTGGCTATATGCTTTTTTATGATGCAAGTATAGCTGCATTTTTTTACTTTAAATTAATACTAGAGGTTAGATTGACAGATGCTTCAGGAACACTATTAGGAAAGATTAAGCAAAGAAGAAACGGCTATAGTGATGATATAGCTAATAATAAAGCTAGAGCTTTTTTTGATTTAAGAGAAATAGCTAATACTCAATTAATAGACACAGTAATAGATCAAAATGATACAGGCGTTCCATTTAGGACAATTCATAAAGTGGGCGTTAATACAGCAGCTAAACCTTTTAGTTTAAATGGAGATAGTTCAATAGGAAAAACACAGATAGTTCCTTTGTATGTTAAAGGATATTATGAAAAAAGTGATGCAGCTAATACTTCTCCTACAGAACAAACAGGTGCAGCAGTAAATGATACTCTATATTATTTACAAGCATCACTACCTTTAATGACACCTAGAAGCACAGATACAGATTATATACAAGGAACTGATTTTAATGTATTTAATGGTAATGGTGCAAGTGATAGATTTTTAAGTGATTTAGAAACAAGTGCAGGAGATTATAATGTTAGTGGTTATATTAACTATATACAAGAAACTGACTATCACACAGTTGCTTTATTAAATGATAATGATAAATTTGATAGTGATATTGAAAGAATACTTATTAAGTATTATGATAGTGCAGGTAGTCAAATAGGAAGCACACAACCTATCGCTAATCTAACTGCTAATGGTGGTTCTAATCCTACATCAGAAACAAACACAGATGCAGAAAGGTTAGTATATTTTGGTTGTGGAGCAGGTAATCTAGAGGCATCAACTGTAACACCTGTAGGAGGAAGTTCAGGAGATGCTCAACCATCTAATTTTAGTAATTGGGTTTATTACACAATTCAAGGAGCAGATAACTCAAATGTAGTTAAAACAGCTCCATACTATTTTATAAAACAAGATGGAAGTTGTAAAGGTTTTAAAGTAAGAAGGTTAGCTTGGCGTAATTCTGTTGGTGGCTATGATTACTTTAATTTTAAAAAGAAATCTACACAAACTGTAGAAGTTCAAAGAAACAACTATAGCACAATGCTAGGTACTTTTAATAAAAGTAAATGGAGATATAACAATACGCAAAGAGGTAAAACAACTAGACAGACAACAGCAGTTTTAAAAGAAACTCTTAATACTGATTGGATAAGTGAACAAGATGGTAATTTATTAGAAAAGCTATTAATGTCTACAAGTGTTTATATAGTAGAAAATGCAGACACTACATATACTCAAGCTGTAATGATAACTGATTCTAGCCACGTTAGAAAAACAGTAGCTAACGATAGAATGATTAGATACACTATAAATATAGAATACGCAAATCCACTAAATACTAATAGCTAATGAATGTAAGATTAGTAGCATATAGACAAGCAACTACAAGTGCAACGTCTGATAGTACCTATCAATTAGACCTGCAAGAAGCACCGAATATATCGCTTAATTATCAGTTTAGTGATATTAAAGAACCTGAAACTAGAAAAGCTAGTTTTAGTCAAACATTTAAACTACCATTTACAGATAGTAATAATGAGTTCTTTCAGAATTGGTTTAATGTTAATTTAACATCTTTAGTATTTAGTGCTAGTAAAAAATTTAATGCTGTTTTATATGTAGGTACTGTTCCACAATTTGAAGGATTTATACAATTAAAAGCAGTATTCTTAAAAGCTCAAGTGTATGAGATTGTGCTAATGTCTAATACAGCAGATCTATTTAGTGCTATAGGAAGCCAAAAACTAAGAGATGTATTTAAAAATGAAAATGGTACTTATAGTAACGAGCTAAATCATACATATAATAATACTAATATAAGTGCATCTTGGGATGGCTCAAGCTCATCGTTCCAAAACACCTCAGGCGTATCATTAAGAGATACTGATGCTGATGTTCAAAAAGTAATGTATCCTTTATCATTTACTGTGCCTAAAGCGTATTATAATGGCAGTAATACTTATCTGGGGATGAGTGATGTAAGTGGAGATGATGCAGGTAATTATATTGTTCCTATTACACAATTTAGACCTGCTGTTCAATTAAGAACATTATTTAAGCTAATAATAGCTAGAGCAGGATTTACTTATACTTCTACATTTATAGACACTGACTATTTTGGTAGATTATTTATGACTACTTGTGGACATATTGGATTGCCTAATGGTGTAGAAGTTCAGACGGCTGCTTCTGTAGATGGCTATATGAGTGTTGGAAATGATGCAGAATGGGGAACTTATAATCTTACTTTAAATCAAGGAAGAACTATAGCAGAGTGTGGCAATACTACTACTGTATGGACTACTGTACCTGCTAATACTGATACACCTGATGCTAATTATACTACGCCTTATGATGGTGCTGATTGTTGGGACCCAACTACTAATGAGTTTACAAAGTTAGCAGCTAATATGAATAGCATTAAAGTAAGATTTGTAGCTGAAACAACTAACGTAGTACCACAAACAGGCGATTATGCAGGAATAGGTTGCTTAGATAATGGGCAAGGTATATTGTGGGAAATGCAATTAGTAAAAGGGGGAACACAAGAAGTATTTAACTATACTACTATTCAGAATGATTATAATGGTGGAACATCTATTGGATTTGTAAGATATTTCTTAATAGAATTTGAATTAGACCTAAATGGATTAAATGTTGGAGAAAATTGCAAAATCCAAGTGCGTCCTAGATATTACGCTACTATGTCAGGACAGACAGGAACTATAAAATTGGGTGCTGCTAAATGTTTACCTGAAAATAATGTAGCAGGTGCAGCTTCTACTTGTGCAGCAGCAAACTATCTTTTTAGTAATATGTATAATGAAATTACTGTAAGTTGGGTAGGATATGCTAGTAATATATATGGACAAACTGTAGATGTCCCAGCAGGTATAGATGATTCAATAACACAGAAAGCATTTTTAAAAGAACTTATACAGAGATTTAACCTTGTTATTATGGCAGACCCAGATGATGCTTCTAACATCATTATAGAGCCATACAACGACTATTTATCAGGTGGAGAATTAAAGGATTGGACAGACAAATTAGATTTAGATAAAGAGGTAGTGGTAAAAGACACCACTTCGCTACAAAAACAAAAAGTATTATTCACAGATTTAGAAGATAAGGATTTATTGAATAAATCTATTGCTGAAGAAATGCCTGATTATAATGTCTATGGTAAAGTGGATATTAGGGAAACTCTTAACCAATTTGCTAGTGGCGAAATGAAAAACGACCCTTTATTTTCTCCTTATATTAATGAGAAAGTATTTGTTAATAATGACGAAGATGCTCCTACTCTAATAGCAAATATGGCTGTGCAGTATGAATATACATACAAGCAAACTAATACAGGATATGAAGATGTATTAGAAGCCACTAAACCAAAGCTATTCTATTATTGTGGTGTGCCTACAACTTTAGATGGTGTCCTTTCTAACTATTATATGCACAGCGTAAACTCAGGAACAGGAGCTATTACAGCTCATGCTTTTAACAAATACCCTTTGTGTTCTCCATTTGAATTAACACCAGATGCAGCAGGAATATCTACTATAACCAATACTACTAAATCATTATATTGGAATCAAAACCCTCCTGTTTGTGGACAGCTTACTGTATTTAACTATACACCTCAATCTACCATAACAACTAATAGTTTATATTATCTATATTGGTCGCAGTATCTAAATGGAATATACAATACAGATGCTCGGATAATGGAATGTCATTTAAATCTTAATGAAGTAGATATATTTAACTTTAGATTTAATGATGAGATATTTATAAAAGACTCTTATTGGCGTATTCTAAGTATATCTAATTATCAAGTAGGTGGTAAAGCATCTACAAAAGTTAAACTATTAAAAGTAGATGAAACTTATGATGGTACGTGTAATGATTGCGACCAAGTTGTGGGTAGTTATAATGGAAGCAATACAGTAGGACCTTACTATCTTTGGTGTGATTCAAACTCTCCAGGATGTACGCCTAATTGGGGAACATTTAGTGCATTATATGTGAGTCAAGAATGTTGCGAGTGTTTTGGTGGCACAAGCGAAACTGCTGTTACTGCTTTTGCTTCTAGTGGTCTGTATCCTTGTTTGGCTAATACAGGAAGTTTACCTATACAATTAGCTAATATATTTAACAACCGCTCTTTATTTAGTGGTACACAAACTAAAAAGCTTTATTCAGGAAAAATAAACGGATTGAATAAACCAATTATTACAGGTCAATATAACACTAAATATAGCACACCTATATTAGCACCTATAGGAAATGATATTATAGTTAAATACAATAGTAACAAAACATCTTTACCTCAATTAGATGGCGAAAGCCACAGAGTAGTTTTATCAGGATACACAATAGGAACTACAAGAGGTTATGCTTATATACAAGGAGATGATAATGAGCCAAAGCTAACTGTACCTATTAATACCAATATGATGATTAGAGTAAATGGTATATCTACTGTGGTTGGTGGAACAAGTGGAACACATCCTATTGGCAATACTGAAGCGTTTAGTTATTATACAGCATTTAAAAATGTAGGCGGTATTATAACGCAAATAGGGTTAGCAGGTGGTAACGAAGAATTTACATTAAAGGAATCAGGTGCTTCAACCTGTTCTCTTTATATT